ACGGCCGCCACTGCTTCGGTGCGCGCCGCCCGCGGGGCGTCCGGCCTGACGACGGAGGGAAGCGGACTGCAGGCGGAGCTTACGACCGCAGAGATTTTGGAAAAACAGATTTCCGATATGTCCCTGGGGGCGGCTATCAATGACCAGAACAAGCGCCATGAGGCGGCCATGCAGCGCTGGGAGGGAGACGCCACGTTGGTGAGTGCGCAGAACCAGGCGGCGGCTTACAGGTCCGCGGCGAATGGAGCCCTGGTTTCCACGGGGATTCAGGGGTTGGGCGCGCTGGCCGGAGGCATTGGCGCCGGGATGGGAGCGTTCGGTTCCACGACAGCCGCGCAGGGAGCTTTTGCCGGGTTTAACCTGGGAGGGCTGGCCGGCAGCGTGTTTCCCGGTTCCACGGCAGACCCGCGCCTGGGCATGATGGAGCTAGGGGCCTGGGCGGCGAGTCCGGCCAAGAGTGATTTCAGTTTTTATAACTATACACAGAAGTGGAATCCTTACCGGAGCATGGGATTATGAATGCTTTTGATGCGACCGTGACCGCTTATGCGGAGGTGGGCCGGGATTTGTGGACGGATGTGAAAGATTGCGCTTCCCTGGGGCTGGCGTTTGTTTCCCCGGATGAAGTGTGCCTGGCCCTGCCTGCCGACCAGCTGGAAGAGTTGAGTTTCCCTCCCGAAGAGGTTCCTCCACTTCCGGAAGGGTGCCTGTTTGTATGGTGGGCCGCCGGGAAGCCGCGGGAACTGGCCCGCCTGGCTCGGCAGTTTGCCGGGAGAGGGTTCACGCATGTGGCCTGGCAGCGTTTTTTGCGCGGCCCGAAGGTGCATGTTTTTCCCATTGATCAACTTACCAATAACACGAAACGATGAAAGAGATTCCTTTATACGGAGGGCCGTCCCTGCAGGCGGCCAAAGCGAACCCCGGAACTGCGGCTAATGCCGCCAACGGGGACCAGGGTCAAATGCTGGGCGCCTCCATCCACAAGGCCGAACAGGGCTTGCAGGGAAGCGCCGAGGCGTTTTCCAGGATTTCCGATTTCGGAGAGATGCAACGGCAGGAGGTAGAGCTACGCCGCATACGGGACGAGTCCGACGCCGAGTTTTCCAAGTTGCTTTCCTACGCTCCAGGGACCAAGGATAGTGTTTTTGACAAGGATGGCTCCATTATCAAGGGACGTCTGGATGATCTGGCTTACAAGTTCGGACAGCGGATTGAGAATTTGGGCGGGACGTTTTTCAACCCGGAGAGCGCCATCAAGGCACGGGGTATGATGGAGTCCGTGAAGGCGAGTCTGCCGGAACGCTATTGGGGGCTGGCTGCCAAGCACCAGTTGAGTGTTGCCAGGCAGGCTTTTGATACCAATTTGAAGCTGGCCGAAGAGAAGGAAGATTGGGGTGGGTATGAGTCTTCCATTTCAAATGCAGAGCACTCCAACACCATTTCCCCTGAAAAAGCAGAACTTCTGCGTGTTAAAGGGAGCAAGGTCAGATATGAAAAGCAACAGGAGAATTTAAAGACGGCCTTGTTTTCCAGCGTTGCCGCCGACCCTGTTCATGCAGCGTCTTCCGTCAACAAGGGGCTCTACAATGACCTGAATCCTCTTGACCTGGACCGGGCCAAACGCGAGATACGCCGCCGGCTGGCCGATATAGCTACACCCGCCCCTCTAACCGCAGAGGACCGCCGCAATATTCAGGAGAAGAATATTGACGCCCTGAAAAAACAGCTTCCCAACGGAGCCACCGAACAGATGTGGAAGTGGGCCCGCAATGCTCAAAAGAACGGAGGCCGGATCACGGAACAGGACAAGGTGGAGATACGGGGAGCTTTCAGCATGGAGCTGGATAAACTGCCTGTCCCCAAGGACCGGGATGAGGCAAGACAGATTGCCACCCGAACCATACAGAAGTGGTCCAAGCTTGGCGCTTATGATGGAAATGAGGAATACATCCGCGCCGTGGTGATGGATAAGCTGGATTCCCGGCTGGATGCCGCCAAGGGAGCCCGCAGGAATGACATCGGGCTGGTGCTGCGCCATATTCCGGACGGGGCGTATATCCCGAACAGGTCCGCATCTGTTGAGGATGCGTACAAGAAAGGCGACCGAAAGAAGATTCAGGAGAAGGAGGCTGCCAGAAATTTGGTGGAAAGCCAGATTGAGGAACATGTCCGCGTCCAGATGGCATATTGGCGAGAACGGAATCCTGAAGCGAGCATTCATGATGACCGGATGCAGATTTTCCTGCTTGCCGCCGAGAAGGCCAAGGATCTGAACGAATACGATCAGCAGAAGAATTTGAGTATCGTAGATAAGTCCAGGGAGATTTCACGCGCTTTCGACAGCGAAGCACAGGTAGGAGATACCAGAGAGAGGGAACCGGATTCAGGGCAGGATTTCATCGACCGGAAGAACAAGGAGTGGAAGGACTACCAGGAGAATCAGGTTCCCTACACGCCGCAGGTGGAGGTCGGGAAAGACAGCGCTCCCCTGGCCGTGCCCATGTCCTTTGTGGCTGGCAGGCGCGCCGGGGCCTATGTGCCCAGGGAGATGTACCAGAAGCTTGTCCAGAAGTATGGAAGCCGCCCCTGCCTGAAAGCCACCATGGACCAGTCCAAAGCCTATAATGAGGTTCCGGTGGTAGGGTTTTACGAAGGCCCCAACAGGGGAATTGAGCTTTCCGGCGACGAGTACGGCAACCGCCTGATCATGCTCGCAGGAGACAAGGGGAATGCGACCGTCCGTTTCGCCCCCGAAGAGGTGCCCGGCATGATCGAGCCCGGCAATATTGATTTGAGCGCCCGCCCCGTCGTCCGCCATGCCGACGGCTCCATCAGCACAGTGCGTTCCATTTCCGTGGAGATGGACGGGAAGGAGTACCTGATTCCTACCGTTTCCGAGGACGGCAAGGTTCTTTCCGAAGACGATGCCGTGAAGCAGTTCAAGAAGACGGGTAAACACCTGGGCGTGTTCGATTCTCCGGAGGATGCCACCGCGTATGCCCGACAGCTTCACGAGGACCAGGAGAGTCTTTATGCTCCGCAGCAGGGGGCGGCCGATGTGCTGAACCAGCCCGTTTCCTCCCCGCAGAAGGCCGCCCAGGTTCTTTCCCCGGCTCTTCAGCAGTACGAGTCCGCCTTCCGGCGGGCCGGGGAGAAGTACGGCGTGGACCCTGATTTGCTGATGGCTATTGCCATCCATGAAACGGGCAACGGAACCAGCTCCGCTTTCCGGAATAAGAAAAACGCCATGGGCGTGAGTCCGAACGGTGGAGGTCCGCGGTCATTTGAGACGGTCGAGGCCGGTATTGACTACATGGCCCGGCAGCTCGCCCGCAATTATCTGGGCCAGGGGCTGACGACGATTGCCGCCATCGGCAAGAAGTACGCCCCGCCCGGAGCGTCCAATGACCCCAGAGGACTGAATTCCCACTGGGTGAAGGGAGTTTCCGAATATTATTTCCAACTTAAAGCTTAACTAATTACTATGTTTGAAACAGACTTTTTCCCACTGGCGCAGGATGCGAAGCATTCCAACCTGCTTCCCGATTCCCTTGACCATTTACAGGAGAATACCGCTTCCCCTTCCTTGCAGGATTGGGGACAGGCGCCGAGTTCTCGGAAGCTTCCGGAGTTCAGGCCCGATGAAAGCCGCCTGAAGGTATTTTCAGCATTGGCCCTGGGGGATGACGCCGATGACGAATCCAAAAGGCTGGTGAAGGCGGAAGGCTACCAGGCCCCAGCCACGCCTGACGAAGAATATGATTTAGGAATAGGCGTATTCACTGCTTTATTTGGAGTAGAGAACATTAAATATCCATGGCTTTATTGGAAGGGCCAAGGAAAGGAAGCTCCTATATTCAATAACTCTAAAGAAATTTTTCGTGCTGTTTGGAATGACTTTTCAAACAAAGTGCGAAATGCTCACAAAAGACGTATTAATGATGTATGGAGGCGTATTAAGCAAGAAAAGTACAATACGGAATCTCCTTCTGAAGCTCTTATGTTGCATTTTAAAAGTGTCGTGAAGAATAACCCTGGGCAGGCATGGCTGGATATTCAGTCTGGCGCATATCGCCAATTTGGAAGCACTTTCAAGGAGAAAGCAATTCGTGAAATAGTTACAGAAATAAAATATCATATTAAAACTGATGAAAAGAAGAAAGCCATGCTTGACGCAGTAGCTTTAGACGCTCTAAAGCCACGCAATCTATGGAAAGATGAAACAAAATTCTTTGAAAAGCATCGAGATGTTGCAGGCGTTTTTGTAGTTAAAGTTATACTTGGAGATAAATTTTTAGACTATCCTTATTGCTATTGGATTATGCAGGCGAAACCTATTCCTGAATATGAAACAACATATCACGCACTGGCTGATATATGGGAAGATTATAAGCAACAAGTACAACTATTAGATTTGAAGAAAGCGCAATAATGCCATTTCATAAAAAAGCCCCCTGGCCCGAAGGCCAAGGGGCGAAGCAATCTAACGTAAAGGTGTGTAATATACCATAAAAGATACAAATTGCAACACGTTTATCATTATTTCGGTATTTACGCCTTTTCCCACTTGTCGAGGGTCTCCACGTACACGCCGGATATCTTCCCGCCGTCCATCGGCTCGATGTCGCCAAACTCCGGATTGAGTGGGTGCAGGGTGTACTCCAGCTTCCCTGTTTCCGGATTCTTTTTCCGGACCAGCTTTTTGAGAGTGACTCCCCGTTCATCATAATATTCGACAATGGTTCCGACCTTGGGGATGGGCGGTATAGTGTGCTTACGCATTACAACCAGGGAGCCGTCCATGATGATCGGTTCCATACTCTTGCCTTCTACTCGCAGTATGTATTCATTTTTACCAAGCGGCCGCGTTGATTTGATAGCATAGGGAACAGTGTCTCCTGCCTGTAGGCCGCCGGCGGCGATATTGCCAATCACGTTCAGAGAGTAACTTTGGTTATTTATGGTGGCCACAGCTGGCAATGAATCAACCGGGGAAAACTGCTTAAGGGAGACCACTTTTTCTTTGATTGCGTTTTGGAAATACTCCTGAGCGGCGTTTGCAAGAGCCTGATTAACAAACTGGATGAAGGTTTGCTTACTGGAAGCCAGTATCTTAGAAATAGCTTCCCATTCTTCATCCGTGAAATCAATTGTGATACCTGAAATAGGGTTTCTCCCACTTACTTCATTCATTAGGCGTTGAATGAAAAGGAACTTAGCTGTGGGAATGTGTCCCTTAGAAAACCAGTTTTTGACCGCCCCTTCTGAAACGTGGCATTGTTCGGCAAGCCATGAGTAATGTTTTTTTTGGGACTTGAGCCAGCTTTTCACTTCTGCGAGGTCTTGCTTCATATGAAACAAGAGTAATATTTTTATGACTAAATGTCAATCTATTATGGGGAAAGGTAATAAAAAACAACTTTCCCTCTTGATTAGAAGTCATCTTTTTATTACTTTGAGTTCACCAACTCTGAGAAAATGTGAAAACAAACAACCACCATAGCGGACTTTTTAATAGTGGAAAACTATTGCCTACGGTACGGCATAGTCGTGTGAAGATGCAGCGTAGCATCAAGCCATTCCTCTGTCGTCAGACCCCGTCTGGCCGCCTCAATCTGGATAAGCCGGTAACGCTCATTAGATACTCTGATATGGACGTCTGTTTCCCTGTATACTTTGGCGTAGTGGCTATCAATGAGGTTGTCCAGCAGCCGTTGCTTGTCAGCGGGGATAGGGACTGTAGACAGCCATTTGTCTATCATGCCTTTTTTGACAGCACAGCGGTGCGCCAGTTCTTCCCGAGTCATGCGGGTGTCTTTCAGAAATACCCTGATTTTAGCCTTGAGGTCATCCATACGTGCATTTTTCGCATACAGGAAATCTTGGCAAGGCTTTTCTTGGATATTTTCTCCAATGGGAAATATTTATTGACTTTTGTTAGATATGAGAGAAAAAATGTTTTCGCAATCCAATAAAAAACCAAGTTATGAAGATAACAACCCAACACCACCACATACCTGGCTATGAAAGAGCCTTAGTCTGCGTCCTGTGTTTTGCGCGGAGACCGGGAGCCCTGTTCCCCTGCCATGTGAGCCACCTGCACCGCCCATTTGGCAATACCGTCCGCCGTAGGTTCAAATCCGCTTTGCGCAGCCCAGGCAGCAAATTGACCGTAGGTTTCAGCGTCCAGTTTCAGAACAAGGTCCAGGGCACCACGGCATTCACCAGTCACGCCTGGAGACAATGGCTCCATCAGCTTTTTAATCAACTCCGCTTTGGCAGGAGGAATTTTACCAGCAGTAGAAAGCCATGCGTCCACAGTTCGTTTGTCAACAAAAAGCTGATCTGCTAACCACTTCCTGCTTTTCCCGGTCACTTTGAGCCATTCCTGAATCTCCTGCTTTAGGGCGTCCATGCCCTTAACAATACGAGATTTTTAGTAATCTGCAAGTCCTTTTTGCGAGCGTTATACAAAATATTTTGAATAATATCGTTGACAGATACATTTTTTTTCGTAATACAGAAACCAGAAACACGATTTACAGCCATGATCGAAATCAAAATCCCCATCGAAAAAATTGCCGCAGACAAGGCGGCAAGCAAGGCACTCATCCAAGAGTGCGTTGAATCCGGGAAGGCTCCGGAAGACGCCTTCCTTGACATTCTCAAAAGGCGCGGGCTTCCCTCAGCCCAGAAGAAGAACCCCGAACCCAAGAAGCCCGCGGCATGAATAGGCCTCTTACAAGAACAGACCTGATGATGCTCCGAGAAGAGAATCCGGAGACCTTTTATCAGTTAATGCCTGCAATGCGTATTCATGTATTGCCTGGCAAAGTGAGTAAGGTCGAAAGGGCCTCTGTAAGTTACGAGATCGTCACTAAGGAGGGCATCCCCTGTCCTGCAGATGACGCAGTAGGAACGCAGGTTTTTAACAAGTGGATCATAGACGTTAAGATGCGTATTGGGAGTTTTGTGAAGAGCCATGAGAAGTTTATAGTCATCGCTTTCCGGAGCTTTGAGGATGCGCTTTATTTTTTTTACTGCCGTTCTTTTGAGGTAGAACTTGCTCAAATGGGGGTTGAGGTATCTGCACCCCATTGTGAAGGAGGAAACAATGAGACAGGCAGTACTAAACAAAGCGATCAGGTCCAGCATGTACATGTTTTTTTGGCAGAATGCCGTGAGCTGGACGAATTGAGAAGGGCATGCAGTCGCGATGTGGAGAAGTACCCAGGTTACGCAGATGATGGCTGCGAGCTTTTTACTGCCGAGCAGTTTGAGAGCCTGCTGAATGAACGGGTGCCAATCCATGCACAAGAGTGTACCCGATAACCAGGAACCATTCAATTCTAACAATGATTATCGAATACGACACCGAAGACCGCTGCATCCGCGTGGACGACGTAGCCGTGAGCCACGCAGACGCTGAAAAGCTGATGGCGGAGCACGAAACCGCAGTGGCGGCCCTCGAAAACGCCCTGGTGCAGTACGAACGGGATCACGCCACGACGGACAACCCTGACGGACACCATGACTGACCTGGAACCCGAACTGATTGATGTGCTCAAGCTACTCGGCTGGCACGAACTGTAACCTAATGAAATACTATGACCTACCCTGAAACAGAATTTTACGACTGCAAGACTCTTGCTCTCCTGTACGATTCCGACCGGGATGTGATCAAGAAGACCGTCCATGAGTTGAAGGACAAGGGGCATGTGATTGAGGTCCTGTACTGGGGCAAGCAGGGCAAGATGAAGGTGCACGGCAAGCAGTTCCGAAGAGCGCTCCTGCGGGAATATGGAGAAGGAGGAATGAGCAAATGAAGGCGTTACTTCGAGCCTTGGCCATTGGTACATGCCGCCTGATTGCTGGCGGTGCCTGTGGTTTGCTCATTGCCGGTACAGCGTGGCTCATCGTGGAAATGGACAACAACGAACTACAGGCGGGGAAGAGTCCGCATTCCGGATTCACGCCCGACTGCCCGAAAGCTTTTGACGGCTTCGCAAAACCGTCCCGCCCCTCGAGGTTCGAGGAAAGCAATAACCAATAGAAAACCAATACAATGGATAATACCACCGAAGAAAAGAATACGCAGCCCTGGCCCTGCACGTCAGACGAAGCATGCTGCTGCGATCCAGTAGCCGAACAAGCACCCGTCACCGTGGATATGATTGAAGAAGCGTATAACCGCCTGGAAGAGCTTGTGAATCAGTGTAAGACCCCTGTCATTCTGCATATCAAGATTGAGAAGGGTGAAAGTGTGAACAGCAGGACTTCTACCTGCAAAGCTGTTACGAAAATGGCCGGCGCAAAAAGTACGGAATGGCTTGCGGCTCGTGGCTACTTGGAAGCCTCCGGAATTTGTTTCTCCGGCAATCCCGAAACTATTTCTTTGGGAGTGAAGCTTGCTTTTAAGGAAGCCCACAGGAGAGCTGGCTTAAATCCCATTGCAGACATGCTCGGAATCGCGGGCTGCGAATGCGAGGAATGCCAAGACTGATTCAGTTGGCCGGGGCCAGCGCCAACTGGTCCCCGGCCTGTTATCAATAACTAACCCAATAGAATACTAATAACGTGAATACGAATACAACAAACGAACTCACCAATCAAGCACCAGGCAATCCTTTTGCCGTTCAGGCTCCCGCCAGTGGCGG